GATGGAAACTGTGTTTAGGTTTCTCCCGTGTATGACAGCAGGTTTGGCTTATTATTTGGCTATGAAAAGAGCGCCAGATAGGGTACAGTTATTAAAACAGGTATACGATGAAGAATTCGATAGAGCGGCCTTTGAAGATATTGATTCTGTAAGCTCTAAGTTTATACCGCCGAGATTAGTTATTTAAGGAGAAAGAAATGGTTATGCGTAAAGAAGGTTTAGGAAGTTTATTACCACCTCCCATGCCAATAAGACCCGGAGGACCCGGAAGACCCGGAAGACCCGGAAGACCAATACCACCCAGAGAAGGACCAAGACCACCCATAGTAGAACCCGGAAGACCCGGAGGACCAAGACCACCAGGAATAAGTCTTGCTGATAAAATCCGTAAGTTGCAAATGCAAAAACAACGGTTAGCGGAACAATTAAGACGAATAGAAATTCAACTCCAGCAGTTAATGAGTGGAGGAGAACGACCACCTTGGGATATAGAACCTCCAAGACCTTTCCCCGGAAATGGCGATATGAGTCCGGTTGGTCCTGTAATGCCTACTCCAACTCCAGTTGGCCCTATAACGCCGATTGGCCCTGGGACTCCGCAGCCACCACCACCACCACCTTGGAAAACAGACCCACCTTGGGGAGGATAAATGGCCTTTGCCGCAGGCAAGCTTACGTGGGCAATTTGTGATACGTGTGGACAACGCTACCGCTTAAAGCAATTAAAAGAACAGTGGGACGGCTTTATGGCCTGTCCAGAGTGCTTTGATCTTAAACAGCCTCAATTAGATCCTCCTCCAATTGGGGCTGATCCACAAGCTGTTAGGAATCCAAGGCCAGATCGTACGGAACCAGCACCAGTATCTATGCTGACCAATGACCCTCTTTTGTCTACCCAAGGCAGTGCAGTCATTAAAGTGTTTCAAGACGATCACGGTAAATCGACAGGGGATAAAGTGCGTTTTAGGAATACAGAAGATTTTGATGGATTTACTACAGGAACGCTACAGGATCCTGATGGCTATTCAATAACTAAAGTAGACGATGATACCTACACATTTACTGCTGTTTCAGGAACAGGAACAGTGGGAGCTAGAGGAGGTGGTCCTTTTGTCGCGGTCGGACCTGCACAAGCTTTATTACCTTTAAATCCATTTAGGAGTGGCGATGCCGGTGCAAATACAGTAATCTCTGTTACTGAATTTAAACACAATAGAACCACAGGAGATACCGTGCGTTTTAGATCAACTAAAGCTTTTGATGGAGTTACAACAGCCGTGCTTGAAAGTGCAAGTGGGTATACAATAACGGTTGTGGATACAAATGAATATAGCTTTACTTCAACCGGCACTGCAACCACAGGGGATGTAACCGGTGGTGGGAGTACAGCAACAGCAGGACCAGTATCGTGAGTTTTACTTATAGCGGATTAAAAACAGCAATACAGGATTATGTAGATAGTTCTGAAACTACTTTCGTTAACAATCTTGATGTCATAATCAAGCAGGCAGAAGAAAGGATTCTTAAAAATGTTTGGTTGGATAATTTTAGAAAGAATGTAACAGGGACCGCTTCTGCGGACACTCCCTATCTAGGAATGCCAACGGATTTCTTAGCGCCCTTTAGTTTAGCGGTTATATCCAGTAATACCTATTATTACTTGTTGTTAAAACAAGTTAGCTTTATGCGTTCTTATAAACCAGCAACATCTGGTTCGGTTACAGGACGCCCTAAATATTATGCTGAATTTGATAGTGATAGTTTTATTTTGGCGCCGACGCCCGATACTACTTATACTTTTGAATTACATTATTTCTATAGACCTGCTTCATTGACGGCTGCTGGAGATAGTGGAACTACGTGGTTATCAAATAACGCAACTAATTCTTTACTTTACGGTTCCCTGGTAGAAGCAGCGACATTCTTAAAATTAGATCCAAATGAAATGGCAAATTTTGAACAGCGCTTTCAAGATGCCCTTGCCAGATTAAAAAACACTTCCGAAGGAGCAGGAACACAAAGTCAATACAGATACGACCAAGTTCGCATTCCCACCACATGAAACCAATACTGGAATTAGAAGGTAAGAATATAGCCATTATTGCCATGGGTAATAGCCAGTTGGACTACCATAAAATGATTACACACAGTAAGACGTTTGATGAAGTATGGGCCATTAACGCCATGATAGGTGTTTTAAAAAGAGTTGATAGAGCTTTTGTGATGGATCCAGTTAGTCGTTTTTTTGATACGGGCGATGCGGGGAACATGACGGTAATGATGAGAGAAACCCTTCCTGTAGCTGATTATCCTATTTATACCTGTGAATTAGATAAACGAGTCCCTGCTTTAATTGAGTATCCTATTGAAGAAGTGGCCACAGATTTAGACTGTGGGTATTTCAATAATACAATTTCTTATGCTATAGCTTTTGCACTATGGAATAACGTCGGTGGCATTAGTATGTTTGGAGCGGATTTTACTTATAAGGGGAATCTCTATTTTGCGGAACAAGGACGTGGTTGTTGTGAATTTTGGTTGGCGAAATGTATGGATAAAGGTATCATTGTTCAAGTGGCTTTGACGTCTGGTCTTTTAGATGCTGACGTACCTGTTCAAGAAAAATTGTATGGGTATCATCGATTAGAAGATCCTTTTGTTACTTACACGATTAATAATGAAATAAAGATTTGTAGGTGGTCAGAGGTTGAAAAGCAACAAGCTATTCCTATAGGATTAGTGGGAAGGCACGACGGACAAGTACAAGAAGGAATTGTGGAGCCTGAAAAATACTGATGTTTTCATTTGAGTCAGATACACAAATTGGAAGTCTCGGCGTTACCACAACGGATAACAGAGGGCACACGGTAGAGGAAGTGGCAGATATGGCCACCAAGAAAATAATCTCTATCAGTGACCAAGCCCCTGCACCCATTAGGGAACAAGCTCATGCTTTTGAAAAAGTGTGCAAAAAGGTAATTGCGTATTATATGCAAGAAGCGGTTAATAACCACATGTGTACAATATGTAATTTGTTAGAAAAACAAGGTCGTAAAGACCTAGCTAATATTATTAGGAGACTATAATGGCAATAACTCAAGCAATGTGTACTAGCTTTAAAAGTCAATTGATGACAGCTACACATAATTTTGCGACAAACGGTAATACGTTTAAACTGGCTCTTTATACCAGTTCAGCTACTATGAGTGCTTCTACTACAGCTTATAGCACTAACCAAGAAGCGACAGGCACTAATTACACGGCAAAAGGCGGTACTTTAACTAAAGTAGCTCCTACAACATCTGGAACGACAGCGTTCACGGACTTTGCTGATTTAACTTTTGGTACTTGTACGATTACGGCTAGAGGGTGCATGATTTTCAATGACACGGCTTCAGGTGATCCTGCGGTTGCTGTTTTTGATTTTGGAGGTGACAAAACCTCTACGGCAGGAAGTTTTACGATTTCCTTCCCTACTGCGGATGCAAGTAACGCTGTAATTAGAATCGCTTAAAGGCTTAGCCAATGGCTGTCGGATGGGGGCGATCCACATGGGGGTCTGGTGCGTGGGGTCAGCCTCACAATATGACTGTAAGCCTTACAGGGCTTGCAGGAACTTCCGCATTAGGAACTGAAACAGCTACTGGCGGAGCTACTGTTGCCGTCACAGGATTGGCGGGCACAGGCTCAGTTGGCACAATTGTTGCGACAGGCGCAGCGATTGTTACCGAAACAGGTGTAGTTGGAACTACTGCCCTCGGCACAGAAACAGTAACTGGTGACGCTAATGTAGCAGAAACAGGCGTTGCGGGAACAGGAGCAGTTAACTCCCTTACTGTAACAGGTGCAGCTAATGTAGCGGAAACAGGAGTTGCTGGAACAGGAGCGATTAGTAGTGTTACTCCAAGTGGCGCAGCTAATGTAGCGGAAACTGGAGTAGCAGCCACAGGTGCACTGGGTACGGTAGTTGCTAACGGAGTAGCCTTAACGAGTGTTAGTGGAACGGCCTCCACTATATCGCAGGGCGATGAAACGGTTACGGCAGACGCTAATGTTTATCCTACGGGATTGGCTGGAACATCAGCGTTAGGTAGCCTAACGATATACACTGAAAACATTATCTCGTTAACGGGATTAGCAGGAACCAGTGCGTTAGGTACAATAACAGCCTCAACCCATGTAACTATTGCAGTTACAGGGCTTTATGGAACAGGATATGTAAATCAGTTATTAGTATGGGGACTTATAGATGATGACCAAGATCCAAGTTGGAGTGCAGTAAGTGATTCTCAAAGTCCAAGTTGGAGTGCAGTAAGTGATTCACAGGATCCAAATTGGACAGACATTGCAGCTTAAATGAGTTATGATATTATTTGCGGAGATTAAATTATGGCAACTTATGTAAATGATCTAAGATTAAAAGAAATCGCCACTGGTGATGAGTCGGGAACGTGGGGAACTTCCACCAATACAAACTTAGAGTTAATCGGAGAAGCTTTCGGTAGTGGTTCTGAGGCACTTTCTGATGCTTCTACGGCAACTATTACGATGCAAGATGGAGCCAGTGATGCAGCTAGAGCATTAGCTTTAACCCTTACAGGCTCTTTATCACAGGCCTGTACGGTTACTTTAGCACCGAACACAGTCAATAAATGCTGGATTATTCAGAACTCAGCAGGAGACACAGTTACTATTTCACAAGGCACAGGAGCCAATGTCGTAATACCAAATGGTGGTATTAAAATGGTAGTGGCTGATGGTGCTGGTAGTGGAGCTGCCGTTACTGATGTATTAGATTTAACAGGTGGTACAGGCAATATCGGTTTAGGTAGTGGCTCATTAGGTACAGCTTTAACCACAGGCACAGACAATGTAGCGAT